CCTCGGCAGCACTAAGGATGCCGCCAAGCGCTTCAAACGCTGGGTCACCAGCGACGTGTTGCCCGCGATCCGCAAGACCGGTGGATACAGCGTCGCCAACACACAGTCGGCCTTGTCTGCGCCGACACAGGATCGGGTGAGCGCCATCCTGCTGATCGGCGAAGCGGTCGCCAAGGTGCCCGGCGTCAAGACCGGCATCGCGATGGCCGCGACGCTGACCTGCATCCAGGAGAACACCGGGCTGGCCGTCGAGACGCTGCGTCGCACCCTTCCCGCCGCCGTCGATCCGATCTGCTCGCTCAATGCCACCCAACTCGGCAAGTTGTTCGGCCGTTCCGCCAAGGGCGCCAACCGGCTCTTGGCAGACCACGGCCTGCAGTTTCGCAACGATCGCGACGAATGGGAACTGACGGAGGCCGGCGAGGCTTGGGCCGAGGCCATGCCGTACTCCCGCAACGGGCATTCCGGCTATCAGATCCTCTGGAATCCCGCCGTCGCCGAGCAGATCAAGGAGTCAGCGTGATGAACAAGCCACTTCGCATCATCACTGCCGACGAGCGCTTTGCGGAAAAGAGCGGAGCCAAGCTGACGCTGCTCGGCAAGAGTGGCATCGGCAAAACCAGCCAGCTGCGCACTCTACCCGAGGCTTCGACCCTGTTCGTCGACCTTGAGGCTGGCGACCTCGCGGTAAAAGCCTGGCGCGGCGACTGCGTCCGACCCGCCACCTGGCCGGAATTTCGTGACCTAGTCGTGTTCCTCGCTGGCCCGAACCCGGCGCTGCCGCCCGATGCGCCATTCTCCGAGGCGCATTACCGGCACGTCTGCGAAGGCTATGGCGACCCGGCCCGGCTGGCGAAGTACGACACCTACTTCGTCGACTCGATCACCGTGCTCTCGCGCCTGTGCCTGACCTGGGCCAAGACGCAGCCGCAGGCAATTTCCGACCGTACCGGCAAGCCCGATACCCGGGGCGCCTACGGACTGCTCGGCACCGAGATGATCGCCGCGCTGACCCATCTGCAGCACGCGCGGGACAAGAACGTCATCTTCGTCGCCATCCTCGACGAGCGCCTGGACGATTTCAATCGCAGGGTCTTTGTGCCACAGATCGAGGGCTCGAAGACCGCGCTGGAACTGCCCGGCATCGTCGATGAGGTCGTGACGCTGGCCGAGCTTAAGACCGACGAGGGCGATCTCTACCGTGCCTTCGTCTGCCAGACGCTCAATCCCTGGGGCTATCCCGCCAAAGACCGCTCCGGCCGACTCGACCTCGTCGAGGAGCCGAACCTTTTGAAGCTCATCCGCAAATGCGCTGGCGACAACGCCGCCATCCATCACTGAAAGGAAACGTAATGAACACCTGGACCGATTTCAACGACGCCGAACAACAGCAGGGCTTCGATCTCATCCCGAAGGGCACCACCGTCAAAGTGCGCATGGCCATCAAGCCGGGCGGCCATGACGATCCGGCGCAGGGCTGGACCGGGGGCTATGCCACCGAGAGCTTCGACACCGGCAGCGTCTATCTCGCCTGCGAGTTCGTCGTGCTGGAGGGGCCATTCGCCAAACGCAAGATGTGGTCGAACATTGGCCTGCACTCCTCCAAAGGCCCGACTTGGGGCCAGATGGGGCGCAGCATGATCCGGGGCATCCTCAATTCCGCCCGTAACGTTCATCCCCAGGACAACTCCCCGCAGGCGGCTTCCGCCCGGCGCATCAACGGCTTTCACGAGCTGGACGACATCGAGTTCCTGGCCCGCGTCGATGTCGAGAAGGATGCCAAGGGCGAAAACCGCAACGTGGTAAAGCTTGCCGTCGAGCCCGACCACAAGGACTACGCGGCCCTGATGAGTATGGCCTCCAATGCGCCGGCTGCCGGCGGCAGTACCGGAGCACCTGCACCGACGGCACCGCAACAGGCGGCCACGCAGCGTCCGGCCGTTCCCGGTAAGCCTGCCTGGGCGCAGTAAGGGGCGCGGGCATGAAAGGGAAACGCTGCGGCAACTGCCGCCATCTCGACCGGTCGAGCGCCAGCGACATCGGCGGGCTGCGCATCGCCCGCTGCCGCCATCCGAAGGGTGTGCGTATCGGCACGACTGCCATCCGCAACGACTACGTCGAGCTTGATGCCTGCTGTGCAGGGCACGCCGTTCGTCCCCGGCAGGGCGCGCAGCCGGGAGGCTGCCATGCATGAGCGGCAAATGCTGGGTCTGCAAACGGCGGGCGCGGGGGTTCGGCCATTCGGATGGCCGCTTCAAGATCGCCGACCCCAGGCGCTATCCGCTCGACTGGGTGTTCTGCAGCCGTCGCTGCCAGGACATCTTCCACACGCTCTACGGTCGGCGACTGGCGGCCGAGGAGCGCGGGGAGGCACTCGTGATTGATGCCAGCGAAATCGAGCACGCGGCGATGCGCGATTGCCTCAAGGCCTTCGGAGCGGCGGCCGGGCACATCGGCTTCGACAAACCGCTGGGGGCGTATTCGGAAGCGGAGGCGATGACAGTCATCGACGCCATCGTCACGCGCTACACCGAGGCGCTGACCGAGCATCACGAACAGGCAAGCACGCCGCCGCTGCGCGGCTTGCCGGCAGCTGAGGCTGTCCGTGATCCGTTTGCCGATCTGGAAAATGACCTGCCATGGGAAGAGCCGAAGGGAGGGAAGCTATGATGGACTTCAACTCCTCTTCAAGCATCTCCGGACAGATCACCGCCCTGGTCGACGCCGGCATGCAGCAGGCGCGTGCCCGCCAGTCCGAGCGCCAGTACCTTGGTGCATCTCGTCTGGGCGTGGCCTGCGAGCGAGCGCTGCAGTTCGAGTACGTCAAGGCACCCGTCGACCATGGACGCGACATTCCCGGACGGATGCTGCGCATCTTCGAGCGCGGCCACGTCATGGAGGACTGCATGGTCGTGTGGCTGCGGGACGCGGGTTTCGATCTGCGCACCCGCAAGGCCGACGGCGAGCAGTTCGGCTTCTCCGTGGCCGAGGGCCGCCTGCAGGGCCATATCGACGGCGTCATCGTCAGTGGCCCGGAGGGCTTCGCCTATCCGGCACTCTGGGAATGCAAATGCCTGGGTAACAAGTCCTGGCGCGAGCTGGAGAAGAACCTGCTTGCCGTGGCCAAGCCCGTCTATGCCGCGCAAGTGGCGATCTATCAAGCCTATCTCGAACTCACCGAGCACCCGGCGATCTTCACGGCCCTCAATGCCGACACGATGGAGATCTACACCGAGTTCGTGCCCTTTGATGCGGCCCTGGCACAGCGCATGTCGGATCGGGCGGTGAAGGTCATCACGGCGACCGAGGCGGGAGAACTCCTGCCGCGCGCCGTCCATGACTCGACCCACTTCGAATGCCGGATGTGCGCATGGCAAGACCGCTGCTGGAGGATGCAAACATGACTGACAACAACACATCCGAAAACGGCATAGAGCCGATGATCGACGCCAAGCAGGCGGCCGCCGCACTACGCCTGCCGTACTACTGGTTCGCCGACCATGCGATGCGCACCAAGTACCGGATTCCGCATTACCTGATGGGCGGCCTGGTGCGCTATCGCCTTTCTGAACTCTCGGCTTGGGCCGCGCGCAGCGCAGCCGTCCAGGATCGTGATGCCCAGGATACTGCCTCATCTGTCGAGGAGTCCGAATGATCGACTTCAACGACACCCCCATTGCGGAGTCTAGCGGCCGCGAAGTGGAGCGCGAATCCATCCGTGTCGACTTGATTGCCCGGCTGGATTCGGTTCTGGCCACGCTGTTCCCGGCAGGGAAAACACGCAAGGGCAGGTTCCTCATCGGCGACGCGCTGGGTAGTCCGGGCGACAGTCTCGAGGTGGTACTCGATGGCGAGAAGGCAGGACTATGGACGGATCGCGCTACCGGTGACGGCGGCGACATCTTCACGCTGATCGGCGGGCATTTCGGCATCGATGTCCACGCCGACTTCCATCGGGTACTTGAGCAATCCGCCGACTTGCTTGGACGGGCCAAGTCAGCGCCGGCACGCAAAGCCAAAAAGGAAGCTCCGGTCGATGATCTGGGCCCGGCCACGGCCAAGTGGGACTACCTGGACGCCAGTGGGCACCTGATCGCGGTGGTCTACCGCTACGACCCGCCCGGGCAAAAGAAGCAGTTCCGGCCGTGGGATGCCAAGCGCCGCAAGATGGCTCCGCCTGATCCGCGCCCGCTCTACAACCAGCCGGGAATGAAGGATGCCGCGCAGGTCGTGTTGGTCGAGGGCGAGAAGTGCGCACAGGTCTTGATCGATGTCAGCATCGTGGCGACCACCGCGATGCACGGCGCGAACGCCCCGGTCGAAAAAACCGATTGGTCGCCGCTGGCGGGCAAGGCCGTGCTTATCTGGCCCGACCGCGACAAACCGGGCTGGGAATACGCGACGCAGGCGGCACAGGCCATCCTGTCGGCGGGCGCGAAAACCTGCCACATCCTGTACCCGCCCGAAGAAGCGGCGGAAGGCTGGGACGCGGCGGACGCCGTGGCCGAGGGCTTCGACGTCGCGGCTTTTCTCACCCACGGCCCGCGCCTCCAGATGCACGACATCGACGAGGACGCCGCGCCGGTCGTCAGCAGCGACGAATCGGTGTGGGGCACCGAGGATGCGCTGGCGCTGGCCTTCACCCGGCGCTATCAACGCGACTGGCGCTACGTCGCCGCGTGGGGACGCTGGCTGGTGTAGGACGGCCACC